CATAGCTACATCAACACAGGGGACCGAAACGCTGACCATCTATAATTAACCAAACCACAGGGGGGACACATGCAAGAATTAACTGATTTCATGGGCGAGGCTTGGCGGACGTTGACGGATTCGTTCGTTCTAAAGGCCTTGCTTGCCGTAATCGCTGATGTAGCGATATATATGATTGGCTTGAAACATGTGCAGGTGCTAGGTATATTCATATTATTGGTATTCCTAGACCTCATCACAAAATGGGCGGCGCTTGGGTATAAAATGCTGGTAGACATGGGTGCTAATCCAGACAATCTAAGCATGGCGGATAAATACATAGCCATACCTGCTGCATGGGGAAAAGGTATTATATCCTCAAAGCATATGAGAAAGCCATTTGTAACAAAAGTTTTAACGTATTGCCTTGCCACTGGCGCCGCATGGTGCTTTGACTATATGGCAGGTCAATACGCTTTCGCCGTCAATATCGTATGGCTATATCTCGGCTCGGTGGAACTATTGAGCATTCTCGAGAACATGCGAGACGGCGGAAATACTACCATATCTGGATTGCTCGACGTTGTTCATGCAAGAGTAGATATGATTTTGAAAAAATAATATAGTGTTGTTTGTGCCACGCTCACGATATATGGGCGTGGCTTTTGTATTTGAAAACTAGAAATAACGATAAAAGCACTATGAAATTATCGTTAAAAGCAGAAACAGAGGTGCATATAATGAAAATTGGTACATATTTCGATGATTACGAATTCGCTTGCAAGTGTGGCCGTCATGGATACGATAGCGACGGACACCCTATTTTAGACCATATCATTGATAAAAGGCTCGTTGATGTATTAGACGCTATCCGCGAACGTATTGGGCAACCAATCGAAGTATTAAGCGGTTATCGTTGCCCTATCCATAATGAGGAAGTAGGGGGCGTGGCAGATTCTCAACATGTAGTAGGTACAGCGGCAGATATTACCTACGACGGCATTAACGTTGACTACCTCGCCGAAGTGGCCGAGGAATGTGGCGCCGACGGCATTGGGTGCTACTACCACCAAGACTTCGTGCATGTTGATGTACGAGGCTATGCAGCACGTTGGAATGATCTTGACTAAATAGGGGGCTAGATATGTATGAGAAAATCACGAACTACATCAACGCGGTTAAATCTCAAATTACTGTTAAGCGGTTTATTATGCTTGCTGGTGCTTTGTTGCTCATCGTTGGTGCATGCCAGCTCATCGATGGCTACCTCACCGCAAGAGGAAACTATCAGCGTGCCCTTGAAAGACTGGAACAAACTCAAAACGAACTTAATCGAAGCCGACGCCTCAATCAAGAACTCAAACTTGTCATTGAACGAAGCTCAGAGCTTAACCGTCAAGCAGGCGACCGAATTGCAAGAATTGAAGATTATCAACGAAGAGAGGGCGAAGGACTTAACCGCCTTGAAGGATATCAACAAGAAACAGGGCGAAGAGTTAGCAAAGGCATCGGAAGTAATAACCGAGCAAGCAAGCTCATTGGAGAAAGCCTCGACATCATTAGACGAGTTGAAAGCGGAACTAAAGAACAACCGAAGAACTGAACAAAGGTTACGCCGTCAACGTGATACATGGGCGATTAGTAATGCTGCACTTTTCTTGGCTAGTGCTTTACGCAGATAACATGGAGGTGATCCCATTTCTCCTTACTGCATAAAGGTGGATATGCAGACAACTTTTGATTATTAAACAAGGGCACTTACTATAAAAGTAGGTGCCCTATTTTTTTTGCAGTTTTGACATCAATTTGACATCAATTTATATTAAAATATGCTAAAATATATAATTATATATGTTATATAAA